TGTATCAGCTAAAGGTTTGTGAAGCTTGTTGGGATCCTGACCAGCCGCAGTTACAGCTGGGTATGTATCCTGTTTATGATCCACAGGCTTTGTATCAGCCACGGCCAGATACAACGTATGTGACTGCGGGTTTGAATGCCGCAGGGAATCTAACTGGTGGTTCACGGGACATTCAGTGGGGTTGGGCGCCGGTAGGTGGAGCCAGTAGTTTTGATGAATATTTAACACCAAACTACTTGGTAGGAACGGCAGAAGTTGGTACAGTTACGATAACAGTTTCATAGGAGCTAAAAATGGCATATACACGATCAGCAGACGGAGTTGCTAAAAAAGGTAAGACAGATGTTCACATCTTCCCTAACAGCGGCCCTTCTGCAAAAGAAACAAAAGGCGGCAAGAAATCTGCCGGCGTGACTGGCATGGAAATGCGCAGAGTAGGCCGTAATCTGGCTCGCGCAAACAACCAAAAGCGAGGCTAACATGGCTAATTACAGCAAGAAAATGATGGGCAAAGAAGTTGGCGATGCCAAAGTCTATGCTCCTCCTCACACGATGACTGGTGCCAAGGTATCTGCTAAAGAGAATCCTGGCTCTGGTCCTAATCTAAGCCGTGCTGATACAGTTGATGCAACCATTGGTAACATTAACAAGTCTTCTGGTGGTAGCCCTAAGACTTCCGGTATCAAGATTCGCGGTACTGGTGCGGCTACTAAAGGCGTGATGGCCAGAGGCCCAATGGCATGAACTACACCCAGCTTGTCACTGAGGTAAGCAATTATTGCGAGAACTCATTCCCAACTGACGACATGAACACGTTCATCCGTCAAGCAGAGCAGCGCATATACAACACTGCCCAGCCTGCTAACTTGCGGAAGAACGTGACAGGCTTTTTGACCACCGGCAATAAGTACCTTCAGTGCCCATCTGACTTTCTGTCTGTATATAGCCTTGCTCTATATCCGTACAACACCACAACAGCGACCGGAACAGCTGGTCAAAAAACGATTGTGGTTGTGAGTACGACTGGTATTGCAGTAGGACAGCAAGTGACTGGTGGTGGAATTGGCACTAATGCTTTGGTTAGAAGCATTGCTGGAACAACAATCACCTTAACAGTGGCTAATAGCGGTACTGTTTCTGGTTCTGTGGTGTTCCAAGGTGACTACTTATATTTGCTCAATAAGGACGTTAACTTCATGCGTGAAGCGTATCCTTTGACAGCGCAAGTAAGTGAGCCACGTCACTATGCAATCTTTGGCCCACGTTCAGACGATGTTAACGAGCTGACATTCATCGTTGGCCCAACACCCAGCGCGGCTTATAACGCTGAACTGCATTACTACTACTACCCAGAGTCTATTGTGACGGCCAATACTACTTGGCTGGGTGATAACTTTGATTCTGTATTGTTGTACGGCACGATCTGTGAAGCGCTTATGTACATGAAGGGCGAAGCAGATATGGTCAATCTTGCTAACCAGCGTTATGGTCAAGCGATTGCTCTGTATAAAAACTTGGCAGACGGCAAACAACGTGCTGATGCTTATCGTGATGGTCAGGTTAGGATCTCCGTATCATGAGTATTGTCCAAACCCAGACTACAAGTTTCAAAGCCCAGCTGTATCAGGGTGTTCATGATCTTACGACTGACGTTATCAAGATTGCTTTGTATACGGCCAGTGCTGATTTGAATGAGGCAACCACAATTTATTCATCAACAAATGAAGTTGTGGCGAGTGGATATACAGCTGGTGGAAACATATTAACGCCGGTGACTGTTAACTCATCTGGGTTTACGGCTTATGTAGGCTTTCCAAATACGTCTTGGACAGCGTCATTGACGGCCAGATGTGCTTTGATTTACAACGTAACTCAGGGTAACAAGTCTATTGCTGTGTTGGACTTTGGTTCTGACAAAACATCGACTACAACTTTTACAATCACAATGCCGGCAAACACAGCAACAACGGCATTAATTCGTTCTTCTAATTAAGGAGTCAATATGACCACGGAAAAACTCAAAGTAACCGATCAAATTTCTAGCGGTTTTATTGCCGGTACTAAATCGGGCGAAGAAGCCAGTGCTACAGGCGTTTACCACGTTGAGTGCCACGATAAAGATGGCAACTTGAAATGGTCTGCTGACTCCAAGAACTTGGTGGTTAACGCTGGTTTGGCTTACATGGCCGGTACTGCTCTTACTTCAGTAACACAGATCACAACTTGGTACATTGGTTTGTATGGTGCTGGCGCGTCCAATACACCAGCTGCTGGCGATACGATGGCCTCTCACGCTGGCTGGACTGAAGTTGTTCCTTACAGTAACGCAACCCGTGTGGCCGCTACATTTGTAACAGCGACAACTGCAAACCCTTCTGTGGTGACTAATGCAGCTTCTCCAGCTACTTTTAACATCAACGCGACTTCTACTGTTGGCGGTGCTTTCTTGACAAGCGGTAGCGCTAAGAATGGCACGACTGGCACATTGTTCTCAGCGGCTGACTTTAGCTCTCCTGGTGATCGCTCAGTTGTGTCTGGCGACATCATTTCTGTAACGTATACATTCAGCCTCGCTGCTTGAGGTCTAAATGGCTGAAGGCGGCTGGGGTTCTGGCACATGGGGTCAGGCTGGCTGGGGTGATTCAGTCTATGACCGGAGTGTCGATGAAACTGCGACAGGGACAGATGCCGCCTCTTCAGTTGTTAGTGTAGTTTCCGCTATTGATGAGACAGCTACAGGATCGGACGCAATTAGCTCGCTGGTGACGATTGGGGCATCGGTATCTGAGACAAGTACAGGGTCAGACGCAATAAGTGCAACGGCCACATTTGGATCTGCTGTCAGTGAGTCGAGTACGGGATCGGATGCAATCGGTGCTATCCCAACATATGGGGTGTCGGTTTCTGAGACGGCTAGTGGGTCTGATGTGGATGCGGCGTTTGCTAACTTCTTGGGTCAGATTCTTGAAACGGCAACGGGTACAGATGCGACTGCATCAGCTTTCACATTCTTAGCGTATATTGTTGAGAGTGCGACAGGATCAGATGATGTATCAAGCAGTTTTGCTGTTGGTGCATCGGTTAGTGAGACGGCCAGTGGCAGTGATGTGGTTAGTTCAATCCCAACATATGGGGCAACAATCAATGAGACTGCGACTGGTACAGATGTAGATGCGGCGGTGGCTTCGTTTAGGTCTTCTATCGTTGAGCTGGCGACAATATCGGATTTATTACTTGGGCGACCACTGTGGGAAATTATTGATGACACGCAGACCGCAAACTGGCAAAATGTTGACAACGTGCAGTCTTCGGGCTGGACACAGATTGACGACACTCAGAGTGCTGGGTGGACGCAGATCGACACAAATTAGGAGCATTGAATGACTACAGCATATACATCACTCTTGGGTCTGGCACTTCCAGTCACAGGCGAGTTGAGCGGCACTTGGGGTGATACAGTAAACAACTCCATTACATCTCTTCTCGATACCTCTGTTGCGGGTACAACCAACGTCAGCACTGACGGCGATGTCACACTGACCACAACCACAGGCGCTGCGAATACGGCTCGTCAAGCCATCCTCTTGTTCTCAGGTGCGCGTACGGCATTGCGTACGGTTACAGCGCCAGCCCAGTCAAAGATTTATACGGTTATCAACGCCACCACAGGCGGCTATGCGGTCAAGTTGGTCGGCTCTGGCCCAACGACTGGTTTGACTATCCCCAACGGCGCGTCTGCTGTTGTAGCTTGGAACGGCTCTGACTTTGTTGAAATTGGTGCGGGTAGCATTGGCAACCTGATCGTTAACGGCACACTGACTGTAACGGGCGCAACAACCCTGCAAAGCACATTGGCAGTCACAGGCAACATCACAAACACCGCTGGCACAGCCAATGGCGTGACATACCTCAATGGTTCAAAGGTTCTGACAAGCGGTTCTAACCTAACTTTTGATGGCACTACACTTGTAGCGGCAAACTTTACCGATTCATCTTTGACTTCTGGTCGTGTGACCTACGCTACCACTTCTGGTAATCTGACTGACTCTGCAAACCTGTTGTACTCTGGTACTGACCTGACTGTTTATGGTCTGACTGTTGGTCGTGGTGCTGGTGCTGTGGCTACCAATACTGTTGTTGGAAATACTGCTTTGGCTGTAAATACGACAGGCTCTAGAAACACTGCTGTTGGCTATTTTGCTTCTTTATACACTACAGGTTCAAGCAACACGGCTGTTGGTATTTCCGCTCTTTCTGGGGCAAGTGGCACTGCAACAGGAAGCGCTAATACAGCTATTGGCGATGCCGCTCTTACAGTCAACACTTCTGGTTCAAACAATACTGCTATTGGTAGTAATGCCCTTAACGCCAACACAACCGGTTCTAACAATACCGGTTTAGGCTATCAATCTGGTTACAGTAATACGACAGGTACAGAAAATTTCTATGGCGGCCAGCAAGCTGGATACCTAAATACAGGTATTGGATATAACACCGCAGTTGGTAGTAATGCACTCAGGGCAAGTGGCACTGGCGCTGAAAACGTTGCTATTGGTCAATCCTCAATGGTTTCCAATACAAGCGGCTCGTATAACGTTGCAGTGGGTCGACAATCATTGCAAGCCAATACTACAGCATCTCAAAATACGGTTGTTGGCTATCAGGCTGGTTACAGTAATACGACTGGAGCAACAAATGTAGCACTAGGTACACAGGCACTCCAAGCCAACACTACAGCTTCAAACAACGTAGCCGTTGGTTATCAGTCGCTTTATTCAAATACCACAGCATCTAATAATGTAGCTGTAGGTTTTAGTGCTGGATACAGCAACACGACCGGCATTTACTTAGCGGCTGTTGGTCATCGTGCCGCCTATTCAAATACAACAGGTTTGGCAACAACTGCTTTAGGTTATCACTCATTAAGGCTTAACACTACAGGTGACGACAACACCGCTGTTGGTTTTATTGCTTTAGAGTCCAACACGACAGGCGCACGAAATTCCGCTGTTGGCAGTAACGCCCTTA